ATCCTGTCGATTGACTTGATTTTGTCGTAACCAGCAAGGGCTTTGCGAATTTCGTGCTCGATAAGCTTGCGGTTAAACTTCGATTGCTTGATCTTAAGCCAGTCAACACCGAACTCGGGATTGAAAGCATCGCTGCCTCTGACACACTTCAGGATGTGCTCTATGTCCTGCTTTACTTTATCTGCATTGCTAACCGTGTCGATCTGCCTCAGCTCGTTAATCACAAGATCTCCTTGGGAGAACTTGAAATCCCACGTCATCAGCGTTAAGAGAAGAATAGACTTTAAAAGAATCAGACACCGGGCGGGTGCCACGATCCACTGTCCGCACTAACACCTCTAATCGTCTTGAAGTCGAGGTCTCCATTGATGTAAACATCCCCGATGATGTTAATTCTGTTTGGATTGATTTCCGGGATTGAATCTGCCAGTGTGAAAACTCCTGCAAAGACAATAGCGTTGTTGATGTTGAACCTCAGCAGCTCGTTAACAGCTACGACCTGCTTGTTCTTTAGTTGCTCTTCGAGCTCGTACTTACTGAACAATACGAGAACGACATCTCCCTCTTGGAGCGGGATGTAAATCGTGCCCATCGAGGACCTCAGGCATGCGATAGGAACATCAAACAGCTCTATTTCGTTGCCCTGGATTTTGTGCTTCAGCTTTACATTGCACCTCAGCTTGCTGTGGTCTACCTGAGTGATTATGCCCAATGCTACTGTGTTTATCCTGCTTATTTTCATCTCGATTCTCTCGTCCATGATTTTTAGCAGCTCATCGATCATGGTATAACCTCCAGCTCCGTGTAGTACTCCTCACCCTTACAAATGTGCTTGCAGGCGGAAACATTGAACTGCCCGCTTAGCTTGACAGATTTAACCACAACAGGCTTGCCAACCTGAATTCTCCACTTCAACAAGGCTCTGATTTTAAACTTATCCTGATCCTGCTCCTTGACCTTGGTAACTTCCAGCAAGCCCGTATCAGATTCGAGGACCTCAGCCTCGTAAACAAGCTTCAAACCTTGAACAAAGTAGGCTAAATTGTTCTCGATCGTGAAATAATATTGAAGATAGCTTGGAGACACCACTGGTTCAAAACTTGTCTGCTGCCTCAACTTCCCATTGCAGAACCTGACTACATCCTCGATTATCTCCGCTGGAGTTCCTGGGAATGTGTAAGGCTTCTCGAACTTAAAGCCAGTATTATCGATCTTGCCAATCGGGATGCTACAGTACTTGCACAGGTCCCTGATAACTTGGGCGGCATCTGTTCCAGCTGGATAGCTAACTACTACAGTTTCTTTGCTTAACTCGGCTGTTGAGTCTGTGCATTCGATTACAGTAGCCTCATCGGCTCTCTTTAGTTCAGCATAGACATCAACGACTTTACCGTAGAAAACCATTCCAAAATCGCTTTTGTAGCCAGCTTTGAGTTCAACGATGTCATCTTTCTTTATCTTCTCTCTCGTTTGCTGGGATAAGTTGTAAATCGTTATGATCGCTGTTTTTGCTTCGCTCTCTTTCTTTTCCACTTCGAATTCGATGTCGAAGTTGTCTGAATTGAAGTTCAAACTTCCAACCGTCAGATCAACATAGCGGAGCCAGAGATCAGTCATAGAACACCCACACCTCTGCCTTGCTGTCTGTTATTTCGTAAGGCAGCAGGTAGAACAACTCCTCGTGGGTTGCAGGGTCTTTGGCAGTAATCGGATTTAATCTAACGAGCTTGCCATTGAAAACTATGGCCTGGTCTTCAACTCTCGTGACTGATAGAACGCAAAAGCCCCCTTGATGGTTCCACCTGAACAGGAAATCGTAAGCTACATTGTTTATCTTAACCCGCTGAGACTGAGGATACCTCCAGGATTTCTCAAATGGGATGACTTTAACCACCGAACAACCCTCCTAACCATCCTGCAATCGTATCTAACCAGCTCTTACCTTCCTCTTTCTGAGGCTCGCTGTTCGTGCTCTTCTCCTCAGGGTCCCTTGCTGTCGTGTTTGCTGGAGTCTCCTGAATCGTAGGTGTGATTGGCAGCTCTATTGTTATTGTCTTGGACTCGGCAATCAGGATCTGCTTGATTTTGATCGAGGTTCTGAGCGTGTTAACGCTGCCACCCTGGGAGAAGTCGAGGGATTCGATGATCATGTTGTCGTAAGTGCCAAGAAAATCTGAATGAAATGTTACAGGCTGCTTCGATTCATAGAGCTGTATCAGCTTCTCGTGCTCCTGTGAATCTCGAATGCAGATAGCATCTATTGAGAACTCTGCAGGATTCAGGATTATGTGGTCTACAATGCTGAACTGCTTCTCAACACGGTGTTCAGGAATAGTTGCCTTCTCTGTCAGGTTGATGATCTGGGCAGCTTCAAGCTCTATGTCTCCGAGCAAGATCTTTTCTGGCATCAAAGAGATCAGGAAGAATAGACTTTAAGAACAGCTATTCTGTAACTTGTGGAGGGACCACCTTAAGAAAGATTTCAGAAAACAGAACTGCAGGTACTACACCTAGAGTCATATACACTATCGATTGTAAATCGTCATATGTGATTTTATTAAGTGGAAATTTTAAGGAACCACACGTCAACATTAGGATCAATGCTTTTACTAAGATATAAGATGAAATTATAAACAACAGTGACATTACGATACCTTGTAGACGCGGTTTTAGAGTGGACGAAATATATTCCTCTTTAATACTGTCATCGTCATTCCTAGCTTCGTTTGTCGACCGTTTATGGAATTCCCACCCTCTATCAACGAAATGCTTGTTTGGATTTGACATTATTCTTGCGGCAATCAAAATTACATATGCTGCACAATAAAATGCCCACAACGAACTAACTCCATGTTTTAATACCAGTTCCTTGCCATATGTAACATACAGCGAAATCGTCAGGGGAGATGATAGAAGAAGGTAAATCCGCCCAACTCTTAGAAACCGTAGTATTTCATTCTCTTTTTTGTGATACCTAGTTAACTTGTACGTAGCTTCGAGTATTAAGTACAACCAAAAGCTAAGTAAGATTAACGAGAGAAAACACACTGCAAAGAAAGAAAAGCTGGGAATCATGCTCTATGTTTAGTTTTAGATTTCCAAGCGGAGATCACTATGTCAATGAACTCAAGAAAGCCTATTAATACCAGAACCAACACTCCTGCTATGAGCCCCTCCTTAACCGTTGCCCACACACTTACTGGAGATAATATTGCTTGTAACCCATGGATTGCCATGGATATTGTCGGGTTCACATTGTACTCGTTCTTTAAAAAATATTTAAGTTTTTGGATATTCGTTATGGTGAATAAAATCTAGGCAGGGTTCGCTAGGTGCTTCAACCTCAGCTTCCTCACGAGCTCTTTGGTTATATCCTCTGGCCTGTCTGCCTTGACCTCTATCTTGTGGATGGTTATCGGCTGGTTGTGGACTGTCTGATGTGTAGTTGATGCCGAGATCGGTCGTGGTGATGGAGTTGGAAGGATCTCGCCCATAGTTGGGAGCCTATGTTCTGTCATGAGTGTCGTTGCTGCCTTGAGACCCATGCCCATTGGTGTGAAACTGAACAATGCTCTGACCGCATTGGACAGCCACTCAAACTGGCTTTTAAGCCAATTTATCGCTCCTGCAACAGCATCAATGGCCGATTTTAATGGCGGGAGCTTTTCGAGGAGCCAAGCTACGAATTGCCCGAGGTAGGACTTCTCCCATCCCTTGACCATTACATCCTGCAAGAGGAGGACCGCTCCAACAACTGCACCAATGATGGCGATGAGTGGGAGCAGTGGTCCCATCGCTGCCCATACAGATCCAGTAAAACCTATCATTGCAATTCTAATTGCAGATAGTGTACCAATCAAAGATGGGAGGCTTTGAGTAAGATAAGCGAGAGCAGCTGCTTGCAGCATTAGAGGTCCTATAGTTCCAGAGACCGCTGTAGTTAACACACCAACTGTACCGATTACAGCTTTAATTGGAGCTGGCAAGTCCCTAAGCCATGCAGTAATTCTTTCAAGTGAATTGGCAAAACTCTCGATTACTGGCAAAGCTCCTTCAGCTAGGGCTTTCTTGAATTCTCTCCATGCAACTTGGGATTTCATCAGAGTCTCATTGAGAGTTTCTTGCGATAGATCTACTCTCTCTGCAAGTTTTCTACCGGCTTCCATGGCCGCATTAAAGAAAGCTTGTCGTTTCTCTGCTTCAGTAAGCTGAGATGCTGTTTTACCGATAGATTTAGCATATTCCTCGTAAACTTCTTCAGCGCTGATGATGATACCAAGGTTATCAAGTATGAGCTTAGACTGCCTTGCTAAACCGAGGGAAATAGACTCGAACATGTATTGGACATCCGTTCCCATAGCCCTCGCTGCAGCTCTTGCGATTCTCATCATTTCTGGGAGATATTCAGGATCGATACCCATGACTATGGCTCGGTTTGCATTAAGAATCATTTGGGTGCTGTCAATAGTTCCTTCTGCGGCTTCTTCCATCGCTTTCAGTATTGCATCAGCGTTCTCTCCAGCATAAGCTCTGAAAACCCGCATCGCATCCTGAAAGTCTGCGAGGTCTTTCGTAGCTTCCTTGAAAAATCTGAAACCGCCATAACCAATGGCTGACAGCGCACCACCAAGAATGAGAAAACTCTCCCGTAATTCTTGCACTCTATCGGTAAGTCTCCGTATTCTACTCTTAACAGAGTCTACTGTAGAGCTAACTTGCTTGAGTGGGGCGCTTATCTGATCTACGAGCTGGATTGCAACGTATAAACTTCTCAAAGCCTCCATCGAAAAAGCTTAATTCGGTCAGACTTTAAAAGAGAAATATGTTCGGAAAAAAGAGTGAGGAACAATATATACCAGAAAAACCACTAAAAGAAGACACAGCGAGGTACTTTGGAGGTCATTTAAAATATCCTCTAAAATCACTAGGCTTGTTTAACCCGGGAGAATCTAAGACTGGTGTAATGGGAACATTAAGGCTTTACTCTGATAGGATTGAGTTCGAAAAGCAAGCGATTAGAAAATCAAACAGGTGGAAGATAATTATACCATTTTCGAGCATTGATATTGAAAGTGTTCAATTCGTTGAAAAAGATTCTGGGAGTGCCATAGCAATTGGTGGTGGTTTAGCAGGGCCAGGTTTGTTTGGGTTGACTGGTGTCGGTGGTGCCCTTATGTCTAAGATGGGGGATCTACATTTGCTAACAATACCATATATCGACGAGAATGGGATTAAACATGCACCAAAGTTTTTAGTTAAGGGTGCAATACGAGACAAAACACAAGAATGGGCGCAGATTATATATGACAAACTCGTCGAATTACGTAAAATTAGGCAAATTAAGGATTTACCAAAATCTACGATAGAAGATGACATTGTTGAAAAATTAAAAAAGCTAAAAGAGTTGTATGAAGCAGGAATCCTATCCGAGGAAGAGTATAATCAAAAGAAGAGAGAATTATTAGACAAGCTCTGACATAAATTAGACAAGCTCTGACATAACGTAAATGAACTCACCACAACTCTAAGAGCATAAACATAGAAATTATGAATCATGGGGTCTGGTTTAAAAAATTGGAAAAGTTAGCGAAGTTAAGGGAACAAGGAATTTTGTCAGAGGAATAAGATGCCCATAACTGTTAAATGCTTGAATTGCGGGAAGGAGTTTAAGGTCAAGCCATCGCTTGCCAAGGTAAGAAAATTTTGTTCAAAAGAGTGCTACGCTAAATGGTTGGGTGGCAGAAAGACATTAACGTGCTTAAACTGCGGTAAAGAGTTTGAGGTCTGGTCATCCCTTAGTGAAAGAATAAAATTTTGCTCTAGGGAGTGTTATGAAAAATACTTTGGACATGGGAATGAAATCAAGAAAATTTGTTTGAATTGTGGTAAGGAATTTCAAGTTATTCCATCAAAAGCCGATCACAAGTTCTGCTCTAAACGTTGTTATTGGGAATATAAAGCCAAGAAAAACGATGCTATCAAGGTCGATGAAAGATTTTACGAGTTTGTTGATGGGTTGCTGTTGGGTGATGGTAGCATTATAGGCTCCAAAAATTCACGACATAATTGTGCGTTGAGCATAACTCAAACAGTTCGACATAGTGACTTTATTGAGTTCTCCGCAGAAATCCTTGAAAGATATAATATTAAATTTAGAATTGATACCTCAGAGAAGAGGAAAATAAAAATACGGGGCAAAGTTGCGACTCAGAATGAGGCACTATGGTTAAGAACAGTTCGATGCAGAGTTTTCACAGAAGAACGAAGAAGATGGTATCCAAATGGAGTAAAAAGAATTCCAAAAGATGTAAGAATTAGCCCATTTAGTGTAGCTTTATGGTACATGGGAGATGGCTCTTGTGCAGAAGACAAAAGAAGCGGTAATTACATCCTAACATTTTGCACTGAATGTTTCAATTCTGACAATGTAGCTTTCTTGGCTAAAAAATTAAAAGAAGCATTTAGACTAACATACGTTGGTATCAGTAATGAAAAATTCGGACCTCGTATTAGAATCCAGCGAAAAGCTGATGTAATTAGGCTCCTAACGCAGATTGAACCGTACATCTTGGAGAGTTTCAGGTATAAGCTCAAGCCAATACTCTAAGCCTGCACGTTATTCTATCATATCGACAATTTAAATTATATGTAGCCTCTTAACTCAACACAGAAATAAATTAATAACATGAGTTAAGAGAAGAGACCATGGAAGAGATTGCAGAAAAATTGGGAAAGTACGCAGAGGAGTATAACAAAGCATTCGCAAATAGAGATTGGGATAAGGCTTTAAAAATACTCGATAAAGCTCTTAGGTATGTTGAAGGAGCATCTCAAGCATTTATAGCTAAGAAAGATTATGCTTCCGCAAATGAACTCACGATTTTAATGGGTATACTTAGAAGTTGGCAAGACATGGTAACTCTGCAAATTGAAAATGAAAAGAAATTTGACGAAATTGTCTCAAAATTAAACAGCTTAGAGGAGCGAGTAAAAGCTCTGGAAAAAGAATTGACTGAGCTGGATTAGATGTCGACTGAAGTTCCGTGCTTTAGTCAATGGCTATTAGAGAATTGGCAGGGAATTGTAACTGGCTTAGCGGCTTATTTTGCTTTTAGGGCTTGGATTGAAGCAATGGTAGAAAAAAGAGCGAATATTGAAAAAAGCATTCAAAACTATTTTGGCATAAATTTGCCTGTAGATTTTAGGAGATACTACAGAGGCAGTAAATTAAATAGTTATCCGTTAAGTGTAGTAGTAAAAGATGTACAAAAAATTAGGTACAAAATACCCCGAATCTTCTTAGGTTTTCCCACTAGGTTTGTAACGTATTTTGAGTTGGGCATAGCTAAGAAGATCTTCGAAAATTTATCAGAAGATGAAATAAATAAATTGAAGCGTATCTATGAACACTTAGTTAAGGAATTAAACAGCGTGAATGACTATAAAATAGACTATTTACTTTTAGATGCAAAAGATGAGTGGTTTAAGGTAAGAATTCAGGTATTCTTGACTGAACCACATAAAATAGAGGATATCGTTGATTTAATTGGAAAATACTTTGATGAGAAATTCTAAACGCTACAAGGATGACTTATCGAAGCTCCAAGAACTTTATCAACTCCTAATCTGATTGAAAATATTTAAAATGTTATTCTTGATGTTTCTCAAGAACTCCTGCCAGCACTATCGAAAAACGAACAAGTGCTCTTTACGGGATGGCAGAGATCCTGTACTCTTAACCTCCTCCCGAACCTGCTCGCCGATAAGCTTCAAGGCTATGGACCACTTCAACAGCTTCTCCAAGCTCCAGCTTCTGACCTCGTCGATGTCAACACGCAGCTCTTTTACGATGATGTACAGTCCTAGTTCATCCCTTACTTCTTGTTCAAGTTCGCTATGTCTTGAAAATTTTCGAGATCACCCGCATGGAGCTTTGTGATCTCAGCCCCGAGCTTCAGGAATGTCGTAGCATCCATCTCCTCGATTTCTTCTTTGCTTAGCTGGGGCTCTTCAACGCATGCGAGGATTATGTCTCTGTAGAGGTCTGCAGGGTCTTTGCTTCCATCTCCGAAGACTTTCAAAAGCCTGTAGCCACTCAACTTTTGTACTTTGAATGTCTGGTTGCCAATCTGGAGTTCCATGCTGGTTTCTTAAGAGTGGACTTTATAAACTCGAAGTAAGGAGAGTTATTTTCTATTATTGAACATAAATTATAAATACTGGGAGACTCTAAATCTCGCCAAACTTTCAATCTCCATTTCCTAGAGTCTCTCAACAGGAGGTGATGGTCACGAAGTTTACCATAATCACAACAGACGAATTCGAAAAGAAGCTTGAAGATCTAACCAAGAAAAACAAGCCCCTATTGAAAAGAATAGCTAAAGCAATCCTTAAGCTGGAGGAGAATCCCTATGCTGGAAAGCCCTTATCCTACACCTTAGCAGGATACCGGAGCTTTCACATTGGAAAATACCGGATAATCTACGAAATTGACGAAAATTCAAAAGAAGTGATTTTGAGATCAATCGGACACAGAAAACATATCTATTCCTGAACATCTGCACCTACTTCTTTCAGATACTCCCGAAACTCTCTTTTCTTCGGCTGGTCTTTCGCTCTTTTGATAGATTCCATTAGCTCTTTATCTGCCATAATTTCAAGTGTTTCGATGATCGAATCTATCTTGTCTCTTACTTCTTTGAGGTCTTTCATCATCTCAGCAATTTGGCTTGCCATCGATATACATTAACACTCAACATTTATAAATGTTGACTAAGGAGAGTTATTTTCTAATCCAGCAGAAAAATATAAATGCATGAATAAGCAAGTTAACTGGGGCTGAGGCAAAGCTGGGAAAATAAGGTTTCTCTAAGGAGAGTGCGTGAGCCTTAGAAATAATGTGGCCCATAAGGAAGTTGCGTGCCGATGAAGCCTCCTACAAATCCGATTTTGTTAAATATTGTTAGGATTTAACTTGCTAGAATCAGTATCTCTTAAGCATCTCAAGTTCTTCTCTGATCGCTTCCCTGACAGTTGTATCAATTAGACCTGCCAGTTTTTTATCCAGATTCCTGTATTCCTGTATCAGTTTATCCATCGTTCTCACACCTTCAGCGAGATTCTTGCCATATTTCAGAGCAATTTCGATAACATCCTCCGAAACCCTCACAACTTTGGACATGTTACAGAATGTAACATCACAGATATTTAACTGTTACAATCTGTTACAGGAATAAAAATGATGTTACAATTTGTAACAGGGATAAAAAATCAAGTCTCAATCTGGAAGTTCGTCCCGATGAACTTGAATTCTGCATTAGCTTCTTCTGCAGTAGGCTTGAACTCCGGATAGAAGAAGATGCAGTCGTCAGCAGTTATCTTGCTGAAGTTGACAGCCTCTCTGTTCTCAGCAGCTATGACAACCTGCACCGGCTTTTTGCTTGCGGCGAGCTGAATCAGCTGAGAGATATTCTTGCTCGAAGCCTGAACTGTTATGGATCCCTCGCAATCGGTATCGTCCTTGACAGAGTAACCGATTGTCTTGCCACCTATGTCTTTGATTGGTTTCACGCTGTCCTGATCGCCCTTGGGAGTTATGCCTACCTCAATCAGCCCTTCAATTTCTGCACCGTCCACGAATACTCTTATGTCCTTAACCTTATACAAAAATGCCATTCAGACCACCTCACAGTGCTATAACCAGATCGAGCTGAATCTTGCTGATTGAACCTGCGAGGTACGCTGTAACGCTGACATTCTTGAGAATCCTGCTTGCCTTGTCAGAATCGGTGATTGAATCCCAGCTCGGCACCTGCACAATATAGCCAGGCTGCAGGTTGCCATCTTCATCAACAGTGTCTTCCCTGAGTGCCCCATCCCTCTGAGCTCCCCTCAAGACATTCTCGATGGCAGCCTTGATCATTTGAATGCCACTCGGACTGTAGGGAACACGGGAGCCTAAGCTTGCAAGTCTTAGCTTCAGGTTAACGAGGGCGTTCTTGATTTCCGTAGCGAGGTAGATCTTAAGTGCGAGGAATGTCAACAAAGCTACCAGTCAGAACCTTAGCTCCGCTTATGACTGTCTTTGCGACCGTTATTATCGTGTTTATGCTCGCGCTCTCAAGCGTATCAACTTCTGAAGGAGAATAGCCTGCAGCGTTTATCTCCTGAACCTCTTGCCACTCGCAGGGTATCCAAGGCCTATCAAGGCCAATCACACCAGCAACTGCGCCAGCGAGCTCTCCCTCCTCCAAGTTTGTGTCGTCGTGAGCTATAGCAAAGCAGAACTCGTTCGCTGTCAGAGCTCCGAAAGCTGTTTGTGCATCGGATGCTGAGCCAATGTACGGGATTACAAGCAGCTTCTTGTAAGTTCCAGCGTGATCGATGAGCTTTGAGATGTTCGCGTCGTCAGCCCCAATCGTCGGGACTATTATGTCGTAATCGACCTGATTTGCTTCCAAGTCAGCAAGGACCGTGTCATAGTCAACAACGTTCGTTCCCGTTCCGGAATCGTAATACACGACATTCACAGCCTTAACGTGGCTGACCCCCTGAGCGAAGATCTTCGCAGTAGCTTTAGCTATTGGGCTTGTTGAGCCGAAGTCAGCTTCAACATCAGCCTGACTGTAGTATGTCTTCACTTGGTTGAACAGGCTCGTGTTGTTAGTATCCTCGCCGATGACTATGATCTCTCCGTATGTCTCGCTGGGTAGCGCTGATATCGTGTCCTTCACGTTTATGGTTATAGCCGATTCTACAGTTGGCATGAAAAGCTATGCAAAAACAGACTTTAAAAAACAGAATAGCCCCGCCCCGATTCGAACGGGGGGTCGCAGGGTCCAAAGCCCTGCATGATTACCTCTACACCACGGGGCTAAGCCAGCGGGGAGATTCGAACTCCCGATCTGAGGATTACAATCCCCTGCATAACCAACCTATGCTACGCCGGCATGTGCGGCTCAGCCCTTCAGCCCTTGGGAGCCTCTGGGCATCATCGCCCTCTCTCTCCGGAAAGTGGACCCTGAGGGGTTTGAACCCTCGGCATCCGCCTTGCAAGGGCGGCAGTCTTCCTCTGACTTACGGGCCCTCCGATCTATTAGAGGTCAGTACTTCAACTACACCCGTTCCTCCGCATACTTTGCAATTAATCCTCCCGAGTAGGCTCCCACCACATGCGTGGCAAGGAATTAAGGCCATTTCAACTCAACCTTATGCCCTTGCTCTATCTCCTTCTCAATCTCGTCGAGTTCTTTGAGCTCTTCTTCTGTCAGTTCTTCCTCGCCCTCCTCTTCCCCGAAGAGGGCTTCCCACAGTATTTCAGCTCGAGTCTTGCAAGGATGGCGCTTCAGCATGAGCCTCTGGCTAAGAAACATGTTTACGGAGCACATTATCCCTCACTCTAACCATACACGCCTTCTCTGTATGGCTGCCCGCAATGCTCGCAGATCTCAGTATCTTCCATCAACGCCCCGCAATTAGGACACCGCAAGTAAGCAGCCATCAAAGAATCTCCTCGACCTTCTGCATCTTCCCGTACAACCTCTTCACAGCTTCAACAATTTCGAGGAACTCCTCAAAGTTCACGGTCATACTCTCTATTGTTTGAGGTCCAGCAGGATTTTTGCCGTGTTTGTGGGTCACTTGAACGCTTATCAGAATGTCGGGCTCATCCGTTCTCAGACTTGCAGATACGATTACCTCCCTCTTCTGGTAGACCTTAACTTCCTGCAGAGTTGCGAATGAAACTTCTGCGAGAGGCTGAGACATGCTAATCGCCTCAATAGGTCCCGACTACGAGGCTCATCTCACCCTTCAGCTTCTTGACCTCGATGACTTCCCGCTCGCTGATGATCTTCTTGACCTTCTCGACATCCTTATCCTTACACCAGACGAAGATGCGCTTCTTTTTCGGGACTACGAGGAAGTGTGTGGCTACATCGAGCAATGCAGCGCTCGTCTTTGCAACATCGGCTTTATCCTCCCAGCTGCCGAGCATTGGAGTTTCTTAAGAAAATAGACTTTAAAAATCAGAATTGCTGAGCCTGTGTGGAGTATTCAACCTCCTCGATCGTCGTAACTATCTCATCCCAAGTCATCGTGAACTTGCAGATGATCTCGATGTTCCTCCGGTAGATGTACTCATCCTCCGTGAAATCAAGATTGCGTGGAGGACTGACATCGAAGATCGCCACATCCGTAAGCGAGAGGTCCTTCTTAGCCCACAAAAACAAATCGTTCTGGAACTTTGTGATTCTCTTGATATCATTGTCGTACAGGCTCAGATCTATACTCTGCCTCAAAACGACTCCCTTAGTGTACTTTACATCCTCGTAGCCATCGGGATTATCGACGAGCTGAATGCTCAGGATCTCATTCAGTGGGGTGTTGGACTCGTCTATTACAGGATCCAGGAAGTTGACGAAGAGGGCAGGATAGTTGATCGAATCAACTACTTGGTTGGACCTCAGGACCTGCAGGTCAACGGGAGTACCATCATAATCGAGCTGCTTTGGGATCTGCGCATAAAACTCGTCCCAGATCAGATTCTCAAGCATGCCATCACCTCACAGTGTGCCTGCGGATGACTTTTTCAACTTCAGCATCGATTAGCCTCTCGATCTCGTCTTTCTTCTCATCGAAAGTGCTACGTAAAAACGACCTCTGTGGGATTGTAACTTTGTGCCCTCTGCCAGCTCTGTTAGTTCCAAACTCATGCACGGCAGCAATAATTGCCTCCTTCCCAAAAACACCAACCAAAACCCTGTTTTGTTCAGCCTCAACCTTGTGAGTGACCGAATCTCTTAGCTTGCCAGTGTCTACAAGGGGCCTGCTGCTTTTCTTCTTCGCGATAGTTGCAGGAGACAGGGGTGGCCACTCGCTGCGTCCCTCAGTTATCGTCTGCTTTATTGCACCCTCGAGGAAGGCTCCCGCTTTTCTCAGGATCTCCTCTTTTTCCTTCTGCAATGCATTAAGCAGCTCGGGAATCTTGTTCTCGTCTTTAACTGCCATACTCCTCAACAATAGCTTTCCTGTAGGTCTGATAGTTTTCAAAAGCCCGGATCAAGAAGCGTTTGCCATTGATCTCTATCTTATCTCCAGTCCAGATGTCGTCGGCAAGGTAAACCTTCATGCTTGCTTTTGTGATGCCTGCATCAGCCCAGAGCCTGAGCTCTTCAGCTGTGAGGGGCAGAACAACAGCTTTCGTTGCTATCGTAGTTTCAGATTCCTCAAGGTAGCCGCTATTATTGGTCTTCGTTACACGGATCAGCGTTACATCAATCCCCTTCTTTTCCAGGATCTTATCAAAACTCAATTCCAACCCTCCTTGAGCTGATTCAGATCATAGCTGCGAGGAAGCTTGCGAATCGTTACGTTCTCCTCTGTGATCTCAATCGCCTCGATGTAACTGGGCTCCTTCCTTGGAATCAGAATAGTCAGCCGCATAGAATCCTCACCACGAGAGTAACACAGCCCAAGCCGAAAAGAAACTCAACCACGTCGCCCAGAAAGTTCGCTTCTTCCTCTTTGCCTGCCAAATGGACGTGTTCAATGATCTCGTAGAAGATGAAGACGATGAAAAGCACGGGAATAAAGAAGCTTGCAGCTCCTGCGATGGTGTGCCCGAAGCTCTTCTTGTCGTCGAAAACATTGAGCATCATGGCTCTCACTTCCCGCTCACAGCTCTCACACCGAAGTAGAATCCGAGCACGAGCATTACGATGTCCTTGTCCACCGTTCCTGTCTTGATGAAATAGCCGAGCACAACAACAAGAGCAATTAGAGCTCTGACGCTTCCTGGAGGCATCCATAGTGGTGCATTCCTGTTGAGCAAGCCCCTGCCCTCATCCAATGCTGGCATGATAACCTATGCCGGAATAGACTTTAAAAGAGTGGGAGTGGTTATAGACTCAGAAAAGTACCCACTTGGGTACTGAAAATTCAGTAAGCTCTTGCGTAGTATTCATCGAGTACTCGGGATAGCTTGTCAGGGGTTGTGAGCAATCTCAGCTCACCAATCCTTATCTCCATCACAAGGCCCTCGTCAACTAGCTTTTGAATATATTTGTTCAGCCGATGAGTGTCCCATCTCAATTCCTCCCTTGCTTTCCGCCATGTCACAACACCATTCTGCTTGATGAAGTTGTATAGCCTCATGAGGGAGCTTGCTTTAAGCTGGGTTGTGCCCGCTGGCCTTCCTGCAAGCTTGATGTCAAGAAGATCAACATCCACGAAGTACCAAGTTTTCATTCCTTCAACGCGCATCGGATGCACGAGCCCCTTGTTGATCAGGCTGCGAAGTCTTTGCGGCAACCAGCTCGAGCCAGAATAAGGTAGGTTAAAGCACTCTTTGAGCTGCCTGAGATTTGCATAACCTCCGTGATCTATTATAGCTTTAAGAACCTCCTCCTGAGTTGCCATTTCTAACCCTTATCAGAATTTCATTCCCATTATCCTCAACTTCGAGCACATCAGAGTAGTTGTCTTTGATGAAATTTCTCAGAACCCGCAGGATCTTCTTGGCTCTATGCACGCTCATTTTTCGCTCTAACCCTTAATTACACTTACGACTCGTGTGAAAGTTAAAATCAAACAACCACAAAACGTATTTTTTCTATTGTTGTCCTCGTTCCCAGAACAGCTGTACATTCAGCATACCATTCTCCCGTAGCAGCGTCGCTAGGAATGGTGTACTCTGCTTGATAAATCCCCGTGCTTTGTTTTGCCATGTCTCCACTTGCTTTTGTCTCTCCATTCGAATCAACGATTTTATATGTTGCAGTTTCGGGATCTACCAGATTACCGCTTTCATCGTAAACCTTCATTTCTACAATATACGTTTCACCACGGTCGTAATAATCCACCAAATCAACCACCTCCCTTATTTTCTAAATCTGTGATTAACCGTTCATTACTCAAAATGAGCTTTAAAGCGTGTTTATTTACAATGATGAGTGAAAGTGGGCGTTTATTCGCAAGAATGAGCTTTAAGATTTTTTCAATTACGGCATCAATTGTATCGATAGCAATTCCAGTGTCAGCGATTGAGAATACTTTGTTTATTAGCGTTAAATCTTCTGCTGTTACTGAATCGCTAATGAAGAAAATCTTATCAGCGCTGATTAACTCATTTAAAAGCCCACTCTCGTTTATTGTTAAATTCTTGCTCGCTAGCAGCGAATCACTACCCGTTGCTGCGTCACTTAGTGAAAATTCCTTATCTCTTACGAGAGAATCAACGCCCGCAACACTATCGACGATTACGAAGATCTTATCAGCAAGAACACTATCATCGCCAATGCTGACATCAGCAAGGAGTAAGTTTTTATTCGTTAAAATTTGCTCTAATGAGCTTGCTAGTTCTTCGAGTGTGAACGTTTTATCCAAAATGAATGTATCGGCCCCGCTTGCCAAATCGCTGAGTGGGAACGTTTTATCAGCTAATACGGAATCAACACCCGTGCCGCTATCTGAAACTGTAAGCTTGACAATACCAATGTAATCATACCAGTGCATTGGTGTTTTGATATAACAAAATGGGTCTCTATACAATTTCCGCATTTCTTCTCGTGCCAACGGTCTATTGTAAATGCGCACATAACTGATTAATCCCTTATAATAATATGCCAAGCTTTTATGTTTTCCAATTAACCAATTACCATCGGCAAATTCGGGAGTTAATGTACCAGAACCTCCATCTACATCATTTATGACGAATTTCCAAGTTGAATTATTTAAATCCCAAACAAAAAAGACATGTTGCCACTGGAACTTTACAGCAGCGATTCCAGAGTCACGATCAGCACCTCCCAAATAACTACTCCATCTGCCAGTTGCTAAACTAACATATACCAGTGATCTACCCAAACCGGTACCATCTGTTTGTTGTACGGCTATAAGATGAGTTCCTACGTCAGCAGGGAGAGCAGTTAAGAAAGTCAGAACTTCTATAGTGAAACTTGATGTTGTTGGATCTAAAGTTACAGTAGTATCCACGTAATCATCTGCTGTGAAATCAAACCGTAAAGCTACTCCCCGTGAACTTACATCCCAATTAGCATAATTCGTAGAATGATGCCTCATCATGGATAAGTCGTTAACTGTCCTCCCTGCTCCTTCGTTAAATAACCAAAAAGCTTCTAGCCCCTCTGTCAGAGGATTACTCCAATCTATCCTCGCTCCTAACGGCGGTTTTTGTCCCTGTGGCAAGCGGAGCAGCATAGAAATGAAAGAGTTAAGCTAGTAATCTCTTCCAAGCATTCACAGTCAAGGCATAAGTGCTATCGTTGTTTGTCAATTCTATGCTGTACGTTCCGGGATCAAGCAAGAATGAAATGCCGTCTGAGTCATCATCAAGCTCTACTGAAAACAGTGGCTTCTCTGCTCTTGTACCCAAATTAGCATCCGTGTCAGTCTTTGGATATACCCTCAGCGTCGCCCCGTTTGTTGCCAATGCATCCAAGTCAATGTTGACTATTATCCAGCACCCATAACACTGCCCAGTGTCCAGCTCATAAACTTCCGTGTTTGTTGCCAAAACTGAAACACCATTCCAGAACTGAACTGGTGTTTGTGGTATAGGCCCAGCCATTTACATCACCACACTGCATCGTCTATAGCCAACTGTAGCTCGCTTTGCGTTGTGGCATCTGTATTGCTTGCAAGAACTTTCTGCTTCAAGTCGTTTATAGCCTTAAGCTTCCAGTCTGAGTCTAAAACGTTAAAAACCGTTGAAACTGTCTTAATTAGCTCACCAGTATCAGTGTAGACGCTGACTGTCGCTCTCCTCAAACCCTCTCTATGTAACTTCACAACTTCATCGACTTTGACTACCACCATACCTCATCAGCTCAGCGTTATGCTTATCGTAATCGTCCACGTCTCACCGCTCGCCTTAGTTCCCTTGGTCGTGTCAACCTTCCTGTTAAGGTTAATCGCTGTTCCTGAATGTTTAACCGTGAATTCGTTCCATGTAAAGTTGCCCGTAGCTCCGTCGAAAGTTGCCCTGAAGTTAACTGTTTGACCGCTAACGCTCGGATAACCTGAGTCCATTCCAACGTAAGCTGTGTTTACGCCAACAAGGTCTGATTGTAATGCATCCTCTGCAGTTGTGCCATCGCCCACTCCTATCTGCGCGTAAGTGCTGTTGAAGACATTAATCCAATTATAATCAACCGTAATGCTCGCTCCTGATGCTGGAGCTGCTGCGAATGTAACGCTTATTGCTCCTGTTACGTAGTTAATCGTGCCGCTGCCGCCTGCTGAGCCCGTAAGCGTTCCATCTCCGTTGTCTGTGAAAGTCTCAGTGCCATCCGTTACGGTAACCGATCCTGGCTTAACTGGAGTATTTGCAAGCGTGGCTGAGAATGAAGTTGCAAGACCATCACCCGTGCCGATAGATTCCCCGCTAACGGAAGCAAACACACCTGTTACCAGGTTCCAGATCTCTGTGATGCCCTCATTAAGCAAAATATTCCCCTTGATAACTTCTGTCCCAATGAAAGCATCAGGAAAAGCGTTAATCACTTCTTCAACTCTTGCTCCTGCTTTCAGTGCCTCTGCAATCCTGCCATCTGGATCTCTGAACTTGTTGATTATCCATTCTGTTTTGTATCTTGCTCTTTCAAGCATGTGTTATTCCGAGCTGATAGACTTTAAAAAGAAAAGTTATACAAGCGGAAGCCTTACGAACGTCTTCTCGCTCCCCCTTGCGAAGTTGATCCTCGCCGCTGCGATGGTTGTCGTCAACGCTGAAGCATCTGTCACTGCTTCAAAATTAACCGTGACTTTAAGCTGTAGCAGCGTGTTCTCGTCGATGATCAATGGATCGTTCTTGGGAATCTCAATCTCGAAAAGCTCTGAGAATGTGGTATTGTCAGTTGTCGTACCGGAAATCTCTTTGTTCACAGTCTTGCTTGCATTGCCGAGCGATGTTGCTTGCTCTGATTCGACATCGTACTTCAGCAGCTCGACCGTGATCGTCGTGATTCTCGCTGTGCCAGGATACGTTCCATCAACTTGCCTCAGCTCAAGATATGCAGAGACAACGATCTCAGCAAGTCCAGCAAACCTCAGGGCATTGACATTCAGGAATGTGAAGGTTGCAGAAATGCTCCCACTTTCCGTAGTGCCCACTGAGGCTTCAGCAGTACCCTCGAGATAATCATTACCCAGTACGTCCGCCGGGCAAGGTTCGGGATATCTCAGCACATAGTTCGCTGTTATTGGCTTTATCAAGGCGTTTGTTAAGTGCTGTGCTATCAGCTTGATCCTGCTGTGGTAGCCGATTAGTTGCTTGCCGAAGTCTGGCTCTAGTTGCAATTCTCCCCTTGGTGGAAACTCAGATACCATAATTTTCCCTCACCGGATTAGACTTTAAAAAGACAGTTTAGCGACTAAACAAACCAGCAACAGCCCCGAAAACTGTCGCAAGAATCCCAACAGCACTACCGATCAGTCTGAAATATGTCTTGTGCCTCTCCTGTACCTTCTCTACGTCATTTATGCGTTTTTCATGGTCGTGCAATATCCTGCAAACACTATCCTGCTTCCTCAGTATCTGCTCCTGTGTGCCCTTGATCTCCCCGAGAGTTTCGAACAGTTTTGCCATTTGCTCCTCGTTCACGGAGCAGACCTCCTGAAAATTAACGAGCGATCAGACTCCTCTTCAACATCGCTAACGTAGTCGTAATAGTTCTTCTGCTGCATGAAGTATTGCTTTAACGCTATGTCCGCAGATTCAACAAGAGCTTCGATCAAACTTAGCTTAAGCTTGACATTTGGATCCTTGCTCTCCTTCAGTTCTCCCAGCGAATACTCAAGCACATCGGCTGCATCCTTACCCGCAAGCTCCCTGAAAATCACATCGGCGCAGGTGTAATTCAAAACCCACTTGAAAATAGTCTCGGGAACAGAATCTGTAAAATCGCTTCCCGTGAGTTCCTTAACCTGGGCAATACGTCTGTCTAAAAAAGATTGAATTACTGTGTCTGTTGGCTCTGTTGAATATGCATCACCGAGCTTTTCACGAACATCGGTAATTGTGGGCCATGCCATAGTTCGTCATTAGCTCTTCTTAGTTTTCTTCTCCTTGACCTCTTCGAACAGCCCTGTAGCAAGCATCCTCTCTGCTACCTTCTCGTCCTCGATTTCGACAGTTTCTCCCTTCTTCAGCCTGCATTCTGCTGAAATGTATGTTGGAGCTTTAACGAGCTTCAGCTTCATTTTTGCCACCTCTAAGCCTTAACTGTCTTTGGTGTAACATCCGGAACTGTCGTCTTCTCCCCATCGGCAGTTGAAACGGTGTTTGTTGTATCTGTCACGCTTGCAGTTCCGTCGTAGTGCAGACCAGCAGCTGCACAGTGTGCGTTGTAATCTGCTTTTATTTCATTGACGAGATCAACGAGGGCATTGTACTTTGCTTTGAGATCGTTAACGAGATCTTTGACTGCTGCAAGATCGTCAGCTATATCCCTTAACGCTGTTGCTAAATCAGGAGATCCCTGAGCACCACTAGGGGCCAAATTAGCTCCACCAACACCGAAGTTCTCCTTAATTGCTACCATTTAGATCACCAGAAAAAGTGAGATTAAGGAGCCGCAACGTTGATGGCCCTTGCAATTGCATCTGGCTCCTCGATTATTGCATCAACTCTTGCAGTCATTGCGTACTTTGCGTAGAGGTCCTTATCGATGACCTCATCGCTTGCAGTTGTCTTCCTGACCATAATGTTCCTCTGGATGACCACTATGAGGTTCTGCGGGATTGTGAGCCACACTTGGTCGTCGGGCCACTTGGGTGGCGTTATGACCGGGAAACCCCTCGGCATGACCTCTTTATCGCTGACAAGTAATGCGTCTCCTGCAGCAGTAGCTCTGTTCGTCAGGTAGTCCTTGAACGCCTCAAGCTGGTTGGGAGACATTATCCATGCAAGGCCGAGCCTGCGGTACTTGTTTGGTAGGGCTTTGATTACATTGCTGAAGAGCTCCTTGTCTATGTCAGCACCAGCGTGGTCGTATGTGTGGGTTCCAGTTGCCCCCTGTTTTATCCAGCCGTCGTCGATCTTCAGGAAGTCGTAGTCGTCGGCTGCCGGATCGGTGGCTGTATCTGCGTTGATTGCAAGGTCTTCTAAATCAACACTGAATTGCTGGGCCATGATCTTCGCTATGGTGTTCGGCAGGTTCTCCTTCTCAATGTTGTCTTCAATGCTCTCCATGGTTATGCCGTACTTGAGCATGACCTTGACAGTGTCGTAGTTCACGCTGCCTATCGTAACGCTTGCCTCTGTTGCTACTGTGTCTCCCTCAGCCGGAGATCTGAGAATTCTCGATGCAACACCTATCTTGTCGATCTGCCCCTTCGGGTGGTTTACCGTCTTGACCCTGCACTTCTTGAGCAGAACAGCCTCCTCCTGAACCATCTGAACGAATCTGTCTGCTTGCTGTCTGTTCATTACTCCTGTGCTCAGGTCAGTTGTCGTTATGGGCATTTAGAACACCCCCTTAAAGCTCACTTCTTCATTTTCTTCTCCACCACCAACCTTAACCTTCGCAGGCAGTGTCTTGACCTTGAGAACCTTGGTCTCGAGAAGCGTGAGGTACATCTCCTTGAGTTCTGGAACGTTCTTCTGCTTGAGCTCGTCCTCGTTGACTTCGTCGGTAATCGACTTGATTTTCTCAACCAGCTCGGACTTCTCGCGCTCGACGTACTGCTTCACTTCCTCGCTGAGTTTTTCGTTAGCTTCCTTGAGCTTGGTGTTTTCCTCTTCGAGCTCCTTGATGCGTGCCTCGAGTTCGCTGACCTTGGTGGCAAGCTCGCTGTTGGCCGTTTCGAGTTGTTTTATTCTTTCAACTTCCTCCATGTTTTGCTGCTCCGGATTTAGACTTTTTAAAGCCTCATCAGCCTCTTCTTTAGAAGTGGCCTCTTCCTGCAAGATTGTCTTGAGTTCGGCTGCAAGTTCTTCGAGTGCTTTGAACTCTGGTGGCTCTCTATCGAATTCCCTGTAGTGCTCCGCAAGGTGCTCGTAGACCTTGCGTCTGTCTTCCGCTGGAATGTCAACACCTCCACGAGCCCCGAATAATGAAGCCATTGCTGCAACGACCCCACGCCAGTTGACAGCGTGGTCGTCCGGGTTGTGGTGCGGGAGCTTGAGATCCGTGAACCTGTCAGGTGGGTTCTTCGGGGCCCACGCGAAGTGTCCAGCTATCCTACGTTTCTCCTCATCGCTGAGCTCTTCCCAGCTTTTGTCTGTGAAATCCTGCAGATCCGGCTTACTCCAGTCTCCGCTGTCATCCTTGCCATAGCGGAAGGTGTGCTTCGGGACCACTCCCTTGATCCCGACATCTGCTTTGAGCTGCTTTTCGTAGACATCGTCCACAACAGCCTCAGGGTTTGCAGGAATTCCCACGAGGGACACCTCCAGAACCTTCAAATCTGTGATCAGGTTCCCCTTACGCCTCAATACCTGAAAACCGATCGAGAAGGCGTTCAGGAATCCCTCCTTGATGGACCTGTAAACAACCTCGAAGTACGGATGTGCTTTGTTCATCACAAGTTTCATCCAGAGCTTCAGCTTTCCTTCGACCTCCTTGGCTCTGGTCTCGATAATCTTACCAATCGGAAGCTTTTCCTCAAAATTGGCGTTCATTTTGAAGGGGGCGTGGTCAAGGAAGACCTTGTTGTACGGTTCTCTCGTCAGCTCTTCGGCAACTTTCTGCAGCGCTTGTTCACTGATTATCTCGCCATCGAGGTCCTCAACAGCAGCCGATGCGTAGCCCTCGACATAAACGTTCTTCTCGTCGTCTCTGATTTCGAGAGACTTAACTACCAGCTGGTTTGGCATGAAGAGTTATGCAAAAATAGACTTTAAAAAACAGGATTAGCGTTCTTGCGGGAGTACAGGAATTATGCAACACCTGCACCGAGGATGTGATGCATGAGGTGGTAGGTCTGCAGGGTCCGAGAACACTTTCCCGTGCTTCGACATGCAAACTGGACAGGTTCTCTCGTCCATTGCTGCTAACCAACGCCACTTTTTGATTCCTGCATTGTTATACCTCGTCAGGGCAGCGTGGTTGAAGATTCTGACGGATTCAGTCCTTGCAATCATCTCCGCCCTGTTCTTGCCGATGTCTGCGACCTTGCGTATTCTATCCCGGAGCTTCGTTATGCCTTCTCCCTGCAGTAGTCCTTCTCGAAGCTCATAAGCAACTTTCTTCTTCAAGTCCTCAGACAAGCCCGTAACGAGGTCGAGCTGGAGATTTTTGAGATGGTTAAGAGTCTCGTCGTCGAGAATAGCGAGGTTGAAGGGGATCTCGAGGGTTATCTCGTATCTCTTCAGTTGCCTTATTGCAAATTGCGATCCCCGCTGCCAGAAGAGAGCTGTGAACTCTTCTATGATTGGTCCTGCTTTCTCAGCGTTTACTTCTTCGCCTATGATCATCTTGATCTGCTCAATCACATTGTCATCGACGACATCGATGGTATCGAGCAGCATGTCAATGCGTTTCTTCGCTGCTGCAGGAAGCTTTTTCAACTGCTTAACATATTCCTGAACCCAAATTTTTGAGATGGGGCTCGTGACTGGCTGAGGCAGCTTGTCTGGCTTGGGCATGGCTATTCACTTGGAGGTTCTGGCGGCAGGTCGACCCACTCCCTCGCTTCTGCTGTATTCACTATTCCAGCCTGGTACAGCTTTACAGCCTGATCTACCCAGTCGTTGTAGTCCTCACGCATCGGAGCGTTGAACTTGATTCTCACGTCTGCATCTGTGATCTGTGGGATCGGCTTGCGGTTGATCTCTGCCTCGAACTTCCGTTGAATGGATTCAATGAATAACATGAACGTGCGGCGCTGAGAGTAGCTCGTAGCTCTGTTGCTGCCCTCTGGCTCTCCAAGGAACACCTTGGGGACTTTCAGAGCTCTGTCAACCTGGTTCTGCAGGTGCTCAAGGATCCTGGCAATGCCGGCAAAATCGTGCGAAGCTGATAAGTCGTGCAGCTCAACCGACTGGTCAAAAACGAGGTTGTTGCTGACTGTGAACGTGCCATCCTGGTTATCCTTGACCCTGTTAGCAAGCAAGGTGTTCACTGCGTCAATCTTCTCCTGTGCGTAGGGCTTGCCAGTCTTCGGGTTGATAGCTTCTTCATCTGGCGAGATCTCAACCTTGGCCCAGAGCAGGCGATGAGCATCGCGGTGGGCCATTGCTGCAGCAGTAGCTTCGATCTTGTTCTTCAAGGAGAGCTTGTTGTACACGTTGTGGAGCAGGCTCAAGCCATAGATGTTGTCAGCAAACTGCCTGAAGCGGAAGTGGAGGACGTTCTCAGGGTCGAACTTCTCGTTTTCCTTGGGCTCACCAGCGAAAGCGACACTGTAGTCGTACCAATAGTACTCAATCTTGCCGTACTTGTCTGTGATGATCTTGACTCTCTTAGGATGGACCACCTGCAGCGTGAAGCCGAATTCGTTGTCGTCTGCGACTATGAAGTTGTAGGCGTTGCCGAAGATCAGGTGGGTTAGAACGTCGTTCTCGAGGATGTCATGGAGTCCTACAAGCTTCGCAAACTCCTCGCACTTCTCAACGCCCTTGTCGTCGCCAATGAACTCGAAGCCAGCTCCAATGACGAGGTACGTGATCGTCTCGAGGTGGGCCTGAGCATCTTCGCTGATGTTGTACAGGTACTCGTACTCGTCGTAGTTTACGCGTGGGTCGAACCCAGGAGAGCTTTCGATAGGCTTATCGACTAGAACTGCTCTGTCGGAGGCGTACTTCAGCGTGATGGGTTTGCGTTGTGGAGTGTCTTTTCTGAGAATGTTCTTTAACATGGAAGCGTTTGCGAGAATAGACTTTAAAAAGAATGGAAAGACTCGTTAAATTGTGGTCACGGAAGATGTAAAAGACAAAGTAAAATTGGTTCTAGGTATGTTAATGCTTTGGAACAAGAAAGACATCCCAGATCTTATGAAAAGCACGAACTTGGAAGAGTTAACTGAGGAGGTTCATAGGTTTAGGTTGTTATGGGATGTTGACGAACAGACTTTGAGAGACTGTTTGAAAGACATAATTTTAGAACGCATTGCAAAATGATCGAATGAAATCAACCAGTCGCCCCCATAAATCCGCCTGAGGACTTTGTGGGAATGCTGTTCAGCAATCCAAACTGGCAAGAGCTATGGCAATAACGCAATCATCGTTAAAATCTCTAAATACTTCCCTAAATATTTCCTAAATTCTACGCAAATCAGATAAGCTATTAGCTCTTTGCTAGTATTATGACAGACATAGTGAAGTACGTAAGTGTTCTCGTGGGTGTACTATTTATAGCGGCCATTTTGGTACATCTCTTCGGTACTTTGCAGGTTTTACTGGCAGTTGTAGTACCTGCTGTAGGGCTTCTTATGGCCTATTGGTACATAAACGAAAATTAGCCAGTAGCTCCATAAATCCTCTTTAATCGTCTTCTTTCCTGCAACCCCATCACCGCATACCTCAAAGCATCCATGCTATGATCGTTAACCTTCAGCGGAACTTCTTTGTCCCCATCGTCAGGATAGCGGTACATCTGGAACTCGTTGATCACATTCTGGCACGAGCGATGAACTTTCAGCCTGTTAGATTCGATTAGAGCCGTTACCGCTTTGATTCCGGGAGTAATTTCATTGTTCGCTTTAACAGCATCCAGGCCACACTGCCTGAACTTCTCAATGCTCGCTGGCTCGGATGGGTCGCAGTAGAACGTTCCAACGCCCCAGCGCTGCTGCATCTGCTTGGCTATCTCGATCAGCTCATCGTCGGTAGTCTTTGGAGCATAGTACTCCTGCAAAACGTAAACCTCGCCGCCCCTGACACCAAGCGCAAGCACGCAAGCGGGATTCCTGAAACCCCAGTCAACTCCATACAGGACCCTGTCGAATTTTGATGGAGCCGAATTAACGACGTGCTTCGAGATGTCAAATCCCGGATAAACCAGCCCTTCGAACTTGACGAACTTGCCCTCGAGCTCCTGCAAAGCGAACTGCCCCTTATACTGCTGCTCTAAGCTCTGGATGTAGTCCTTAGATAGGAACACATTTGAGCGGGTTGGGATGCCGTAAAGAATGTAGCTGTCCGGGATCGGGTTCTCGATGAAGATCTCCCAAACCCAGTTGAAGCCCTTGGGCGTGCCAGTGAGCCAGGCTTTGTAGTTGTAGCCAGGCTGCCTCAAACGACCGATCAGGACATCCCACACGAGCTTTGGCAGCAGGGTACATTCGTCAATCCAGAACCACGTGATTGACAAACCTCTGAGACGTTCGATGTGTCTTGGGTTGTCAGCAGATCTGAACAGGATCTCGCTACCGTTCGTGAACTTCAGTCGTCTCTTATTCTCGCTGAACTCTTTGACGATCGCTTGGGGGACCCAGCGGTCCATCTCCCACCAGATGACATCCTTGATCAGCGGGTACGTTGGGGCCACTATGAGACCCCTGCTGCCTGGCTGCTGTACAGCTTCGTACACTGCGAGCATCCAGCCGATAGCTGTCTTGCCAGCTCCGATTCCCGATATGAACGCCTTGAACTTGGCGGGATTGTTGAAGAACTCCCACTGCGGGTCTGTGAGCTTCCAGTCAGTCTGCATGGGCGTCCACCTTCATGACATTGATCACAACAGCCGTTGGACCCTCCTTGATGTCACCCAAAAGCTTGGCCTGGAGCTCGAGCTGCTTCTCTATGCGTTCGATAGCTTTGAGTGCTGTCTTGAGGTCTCCGGCTGCCTTGGCTTCTTCGAGGATTGTAAGAGTCTCGCTGTTGATTGCTATGAGCTGCTGAACTGCATCGATGCGACCATTGATGGCTTTGGTGACGATTTCTTCCCGTTGCTTAACATGCTGGACAACCGGATCATGGTTCGAACTAAAGTAGCGGTAGACAGTCGATCTGGTGATCTTCACGCCAGCTATCTTCGAGAGCTCTTCGGCGATTTTGTAGTCAGATAAGCCCTGTGCTTTGAGTTTGTTGGCTTCCTCCTCGAGGTTCAATTTGATGATTTTGTTGATCGCCATTGGTTCGAATTGGTTCGAATTGACTTTAAAAATAAGAAAGTCGCTCGTTTCCTGATTACATCCCTAAGCCCCCTCCAGCATCTTGCTAACATCATGTAAAGTGCTCCAAGATTCTTCCCATGAGCTCTTTGTCTGGTTTTCCATACACAAATGTTGAAAGGATGTACTCCATCTCTTCTTTAGCCAGTCCAAAGACGTCTCTAGCTATAATCACTTCGAGTTCTGCTCTGAGGGCTTTCCTTTCTCCTTGATCTGTGATCTCTTTAACCCTAAAACTCAGCTTTTTGGACATGTCATCATAAACTCCCTTGCGATAGAGAAGCCTGAACGCAATTTCGACGATTTTTTTCTTTAGCTCGTCGTTAATTGCTGGAACTGGAAGCTCATAGAGGAAGAACATTGTGAGGTTTGCAGAGACTCTCAACCTTATGTAGTAGTCAATAACGAAACTGTTCAGGAGAGCCATCAAATATAGCATATCTTCGTAGGAGTGCGCCTCCTGAGCGATTTTTCCATCTTTTAGGTTGTACCGACAAGGTTTGAAGTAATTGATGGAGTGACCTATGAAAACGTTTCTCGGGAGAATGCAACTAATTAGAGTTCTTTCATCAGTGGAGCGTGCTATTGCTCTGTATGCCAACCGATATTCTTCATAGTCGAGCTTAAAAGAACCGCTTTCAAAAGCCTTCTTTGCCAGCTCGACATTTTCGTCTATAAATGTCCTCAGATCTTTTCCGCGTAAACCGAGTGCTTCGCCTTTGGATTTAAGGAACTTCTTTATCCTATCAACCTCTTTACCCAACAGTCGTTCTCTGCCTTTGAGTTCCTCTACCCAGTACCTTGGATTAGCTAAAGATGGCTCAAACTGGTGGATCATCTTGCCTTCGTAGAGGACTAGACCTTCTCTATTTTCGTTAAACAACTTGGCGTCGGTAGTCATGTTAAAATCAGCTTGGATTATGATATAGTTGTAGTCCTGTAGTAAGGGGTGGTTACCCCTTATTTTCTCAGCAAGTTCAACGTCTTTTTTCTTTTTAACTTCGACAACCCCGAACACTCTTGGAGACATCTTTGGAATCAACTCAACAGGGTAATCGAAGGAAATTTCACCAAGAAAATCCGAAAACCCCTTATTTGGGTTTCTTTCGAGGTATTCCTCATATTGGCCCCTCGTAATATAGTAGGCAGCTCTAAATGGCCTTTCCCGATTTTCCTTCACGACGTAGACTACATCAAATTTGAACTGGGGGTGAACGTCTTTAAACCACCCGTTGGAGCGGTTCTCGAATGATAAAAGCTCTTTTAAGTAGTACTTCTCGAAAATTTCTTTTCTAAGGTTATATGCTCCCTCATCCGTGTGGAAATTCGACGGAACAAGCAGTATTACTACTCTCTCTGAGAGTTCGAGAGCTCTTTCAAGGAATACTTTTTGGAATGTCGTTTTACCATGAGCACTCAATTTGTATCTCTGGCGCAGTAGCTCGGACAGCGCTTTTTTAGATTGCTGATAATTCTCCCACAGTTTACGGACGTCTTCCGATTCTTTCAATTTTTTGTTGAACTTTCTCTTGAATTCTTTGCCTGAAATGCTGAACTTTGATACTCCTTCTGGAAATACGTCACCAAACAAGTCTATATTTTGGGCAGCGAATTCTTTCTCATTCGGTTCTATTGTTTCCCACGGAGGATTTCCGATTATACCACTGAATCCCCTTTTTCCCGCTGACAACGGCTCACCGTTTTCATCAAAATACATATGGAAGAACTCCAGCGGGTAAAACAACGGGTTTCCTATGTAGTTAACTTCCATTTCCTTCTCCCACTCTTCCATAACTTCAATCAGGTGCTTTCTGATCTTTTCTTTGATTGACTCTAGCTCTTTGAGTATTTCTGGGTTGAAGAGGTCTTTGAGGTATGCTTTTCTGATCCCCCACATTCTCCTGATGTCATTTTTGAAGTTCCTATCGAGTTCTTCTACGATTATATCTTCGGGGGGCGAAACAATCGAGTCTCCGCACACTAGGTTCATTTCGAGATCTGGCAGGATGTGGTTCCTGTCACTGGGGAGCCTAGAGAACCTGAAGTCATTGGGGGAGATCTTGATGACTTCCTTCCAGATGTTAACTTTGGCAACATCCACAGCTCTCTCGTCCAAATCCACGCCGTAGATGTGCCTCAGAATAATAAGGGAAAGAAGTTTTTTCCTGTCAGTGTTGTTGAAGCCCAGCATCTCTCTGATTTTTCTCCCGCTATTCAGCTTTACCTCCATGTCTGCCGGGAGCTCGAAACCCACAAACTCTGTAGCCCACTTCGTCCTCTCGTCAAGCTCCTCGTAGATCTTATAGATGTACCTGACAACCTTGATCAGGAAAGAGCCTGACCCGCATGCCGGATCGAGTATGGCCACGCTGGTGAGTTCTCTGCACAGCTCCTCGGCTCTGTCAAAGTCGTTCTCGTCTAGTGCCTCCAAGATCCCGTCCTTGAGCGGTTCGAAGAGCTCTTGGACGATCTGTCTGGCCATGTATTGTGTGATCTCTTTGGGGGTGTAGTAGATACCCTTATCCTTTCGCCTCTCCGCAAGGAAGGTCTCATAGGACTTTCCGAAGACGTCTTCGTCGATGTACCTGAAGTTGTATGTGAGGAGCCCCTTTCCTGTTTTTTTGATGAGTTCTATTCCGATGATCTCTTCTAGCACTTGCATGAACCTCTGGAGGTTTTCTGGGCTGTTGTCAAGGAACTCCAAGATGTTGTTGTCTTCCCTGAAGAGCTCCGTATCATAATACATGTAGAACCACTCATCAACTTCCTCGAAGAACGCTTCGAGAATCTTCTTAGGGCCTTTCGTACTCCACCTGTTCTTCTTGTCGATATAGGTCTCACACAAGAACCTAAACGGGACGAGGGCGAAGTCTTCGAGAGTTCTTATGAAAATGAGCTTGTTGAGCAGGAGAACGATTGCTTCAGCCTCATTCGTTCTCCATTTAAGACTGGCAAGCTTATAATACCAGTTTTTGAGGTCTTCGAAGAAATCTCGATCTAGATCTCTCTTCGGAGACTCATCTTCTTTTCTGCGTACGAACTCCCATATATCTCCAATTTCTATTAATCCTCCAATAAAACCTGCAAACTTTTCCTTATGGAATGGTTTGAATTCATGAGTAGCCTCTCTGTTGAAATAATAGACATCGTCGAGATTCGTGAGGATGACGTAGTCATAGTTTCTGAGATACTGTACTATCTGGTTCATACGGTCTTTTTCAAACAACCTCCTCAACTGCTCGTATCTCCCCTCCAAACTTACTCTTCTTCCGTTTTTATCGTGAAGGGGTTTTAGCTCAATAGCAACTGGTGGGTTGATCCCTTCTCTAATAAGAAAGTCTACCCAGCCATCCCCCCTACTGACTCCGGCAGAGAGAATAATCTAAGAACGTCTAGTATTGGTCTAAAGAACTTGTCTGCAAGCAAACTTTCTGGTTTTGAGTATCTTAGTCCCTCCACGTACTCTTTAGCCTTCTCAGTTTTCAGTTTACCCTTTACATCATTCGCATCCTCAGCTTCCCGAAGAACCTTCAGATCTTCCAGCAGATTGTTTAAATAATCTTTTTTCGTTAGCCTCGTTACAAACACCTCCACAATCTCAGACAAGTTTCAAAATCAAATTTTCACCAAATTTGACCAAAATATTTTTCCAGAGCCGTTCGTCAAGATTTTTGATAGCTATGAGAATATCTGAAGCTTTTTTTACATGCTGCAGCTTTTTTTCGACGAAATGCAGCAGACACCCCCTAGCCTCACCACGATTTGCAATCGAGAACGCATTCTTGTTTTCGGATTCTCCTCGCTTCAGCAACCCCCTTTCCACCATTATTGCAAGGTACTTGCTCAAAGTAGAAGGGGACAAGTTTGTGCTTCTTTCAAGCTCAGAGAACGTCTGGCATCCAGACATTATAGCATAAATTATTTCGCCAGCTATCGCCTTGTTCACGCGATCACCATACTACACTTCGAAGTGTAGTCAAAAAACTAAAAATTTTTTGTCGTAGTTTTAGATTGAGGTAATCAGGATCCCTGAAGTTCAAGAATTATTAATGTTGTCAGGAAATCAACATCTTTGATTAACTCACACACTTACCAAAACTAAAAATAATCCGATCATAAATCCAAAAGCATAAATTCCAGCCCCAATTCTCCAATCACCAGCCTGACCCATTAGAACAAGAATTTCAGCAATTCCAGCAATGAACACTAAAATTGATGTCAAGAATAGCGTATGCTTGCATTCTGCAGACACTCTCGGATCTATGTCATCTATTGCATCGCAAATCATGTATCCAGCTTGCAATACCAACGACTCTGGGTTGACATCCACCCCTGTTTTTAGAGATATCCCAAAGAGTAACCCGGAAAATAATCCGGTTATAAAAATAACTTTCAAGATTGCTATTGATCGAGTCATTTTTGACACCTAAATTGCTGTTATATTTCACGAAATATAAATTTTTTTGCGATTTTTTACCGATAAGAAGAACTTTAATTTTAAATTATACGATTAATATCGCTTTACTCAAGAATTCAACGTTAAAAAATGAGTTGCTTGAGATCTTCTTTGTTTTTTATCGCTAGTTAACTCTTTACTGCCAACGAGTCGTTTCTTAGATCAAGTGTCAAGCACCTTAACCCCAAGGAGGGTTTGGGATTGCTGAAGTGTTCAATTTTGCAGTAAAAGTTAAACCTTAAAAAACAAGAATGCGAAGCACAACAACTGATTGTAGAAATTACTTATATAGGTAATAACTTTAGTAGTGTATGCACCTCGAAGTTTTAGCTACTGATGGGACACAAATAAAACGTGTTTTGTTCATAGATCAAACATCTAATGGTATCTACGCAGGATGGATCTTTAAAGACAGAGTCACCTACCTTACGTATCATAACGATGGAAATAGATTTATAACTACTAAAATTAATAACGAATCCGAGGAAATTAAAGAATACTTGGGTAAAGCTCAAACTCTTGATAATTTTAGAGGATTGTTTCAAATAGCAGATTTCAGTTTTGCTTCCAGTATATCCAAGCTACCTTACCTTCCAGAATATAAACTTAAACGGCTGGATTCAATTCTATATATTGACACACGATCGTATGCCCAAGGTATAGGGTGTTCCGTTCTCTTACTTGAGCCTAATAAGTTTGATTTGATTAATAACATTGTATTTCATAAAGAAGAAGAATTTCACATATTCACTAAATTCAACCCATGGATTTTAGTTAGTGTAAGGGGGATTTAACACTCGTCAGGTCCGGGAGGCCTCAGGCATAGGTCGAAGGTCTCACCGTAGAGGGTTGCTTGGAGCATGCTTCACCTCATGACCTCTATCCTGAACCCCCTCTCCGTAATTGCGTAGAGCCTCTTGTTGTACCTCCGGAATTCCTCGTCGGTCATGAGGATTACGTGCTCTGGCTCCCTCTGCTGGGAGTGCATGAGCCTGCCAAATCTCTGAGACTCCTGCATCCTGGAGCCGGCAAGAAATGCCACCTCTATCACCCTTTCAATGTCCGGGAAGCTGATTCCCTCATCCCCGACCCTGGAGACCACGCAGACCTGACTCTCCCTTATGACTTTGAGCCTGTCCTTCGTCTCGCTGTAAACGAACGGGATCTTAAATCTCTTTGAGATCCTCTTCCCCAGCTCAATGCTGTCACAGAAGATTATGGTCTTTGACGGGATTTTCAGCAGCTCACCGAGCTTTTTGAGCTTCTCATTCTGGTTTTTGACTATGTAAACCCTAAATGCCGGCTCCATGATGACCTTCTTACTCAGGAGTTCACTCCAGGAAGTTCCTACAGGAAAGCCCGTCAGTGCAAAGATGTAGCTCTCCCTGCCGTCCTCTCTGAACGGGGAGGCCGACAAGCCTATGCGGTACTTCGCCTTGATGGTTGAGAGCCTTATGAAGGTGTCAGCGGGCAGGTGGTGGACCTCATCGAAAATCACGAGAGTGTACTCCCTGCTTGCGACCTTGTGGTACGAGTGATAGGTGATCAGCTCAATTTCGTGTATGTACTCCGGGATGTACCTGACTATTCGATCCCTCCACTGCTCTATCAGCGTCTTCGTTGGAACCACAACTAGCTTTCTGCCCCTTATCCTTGCGAGGGCGTAGATGCCAAACAGCGACTTTCCGGCCCCAAACCCCCAGAATATCCCAATAGCTCCCTTTCCCAGAAACTCATTCCAGGCGTACTCCTGGTAGTCCCTTAGGGTTATTCTGCTCCACTCTCTCAGATCCGCCTCATCGACCG